GTTAGGGTCGTAGCCTGGGACATTTGGCTGATCGGGATTATATTTAAGGAGATTTGCTGTACCAAGGGCAAATTTATCTGGAATTACGGGTGCTGGTTGTAAGCGAGGGGCGAGGAATGGAGCATCAGAACGTGTCCGCAATCCGCTTTCATAGTCAGCAGCATTCAAGTATCCAGCTTCTCGCGCCCGTCTGTTCGCATCTATTTCCTGATCAACAGCACTCGTAAACATTTTTCCAGTAACTGGGTTAAAGACCTTCTGTGACTGTTCATTTGCGTATGCTTCCATATCAGAAGCGCTCTGAAAAGGTGCCCCAGTGCGCGGGTCAGTAACCTGTGCCGCTCGGTCATTTGCAAGCCTTTCCGCTTGCGCTGCACCACCCACAATGTCCGCAATCCCCGGCTTTACATTTGCATGAGCTTCCTTATGGGCCGCGCTTTCATAGCCTTCCAGCTTTGCTCTATCATTTGCTGACTTCTCTTTTGCTGCCCCTAGTGAGTGCCCTTGAGCTACATAATATTCTGTTGTTGCCATTATTGCATCCTGTGTTTCAAGTCTTTGGTGTAGACAATATAATTAGACTCCCAATCGGGTAATAGTTTTTTCCAACCCTTTCTACCCCATAACTCAAGCCCGGTACAGCCTGTCTTTATGGCGAATGATTCTACCATGTCATTAAACTGACGTAGTTTTTCAAACTCAGAACCAGCCATAGATATAACCCTAAGTATTTTCTTTTGTGGATATACAATGATCTGAGTAATCATGGCAGAGTGCAAAGAGCCTTCCTCCGTGACTACCCACAGTTGCATATCACCATGAGTAAGTGATTCTAGAAAGTCATCAGGCTCTGCCTCACCCTCACTATGCTCCTTCACCGTTTCAAGCAAAGGTGCCACTTTATCCCAGATGTATGCAATATCTTCTGGTTGCACGATCTGGGCTTTCAAAGTTTTACCCATGCGCTAGTAGTTTTTTTAAAGAAATAAATTCCCTCTCCCGATCCGGGGTCCCAGTTTGTTCCATCCGCATATCTTATGTCACCCTCTCGCGGTCTGGTAGGAGCAACATTAGTTCTTTCTAATCTGAAAGTAGCTTGGTTAAAGAATACATCACCAATTCTTTTTAATTCATTAACAACATATAACCCAAGGTCTTCTTTATCTAATGGTAGTGGCCCCGGTTCATAATGAGTTACAGACTTTACTACCCTATCAGCATAAGTAGCCATTACCTAGATACCGATCCTCTAGTCCCTGCATTCCTGACATCTAACGAATAACCATCCAATCTCCAGGTTGTATCAATTGTAGATTCAAACTTTACTCCGATATATTTTCCAGTAACTCTAACAGGAACCTTAGATTGAGAATCAGGATTAAATGCATACGGCCCTTCCCAAGTAATAGAGTCTTCAGTTGACATTTGAGAGCCAACATAAACATTAACTGTATCCGAATCAGAATCAGGATTTACCTTCATTTTAGGCCAGACAGAAGATATATGTTTAACCATAGCCTGATCTGGGTTTCCTTGCTCATCTATTGTTAATCCAGTTCTCTGGATATAACTTGTCATATTAGAGCCGTCCTCTGTATTACCGGTTTCGTTCCTAAATATTTTTCTATTTGTGGGAGAGGCCATTACCAATGTTTTACCAGCGAGATTGAAGAAAGATGTGGTTGCGGATTGATTCCAGTTTAATGTATCAGTATCCCAATCTGTAGTTGCCGCATTCCAAGAACCCGGAGCCAATGGATTTCCCTCAGTCCCGTATCCTATAAACCCAAGATTGGGTAAATCTCTTTCAGTGAATGTACCATTAGACCAATTCCAGACTAAGGCTTTATCACATTGTGCATTAGTTGTATTAGACTGAGATACATAACAGGCCCACATTTCTGTATTTCCGTAATCCGCAACAACAAATGCTTTTTCGTAATCGTCCCCAGATATATTATTAAATACATGGTCACGCATTTTATGCGGCAAAAGAGAAGTCAGTTTCTGACCATCATTAATATACATATCTCCATTTCCAAATACAAAATGACCGCCATCAAACTCAGCGACACAGTTCTTAGTTAGTGCGCCAACATTTGGAGATACTTGTCTAAATGAAAATATAAATGGGGTTCCAATATACGTCATCATGTAAGTTGAATCTTCCTTATAAATCATAAAAGAGTCAGCAAGGGGAAGCCCATCTAAGATTTTTCCTTTACTGTCTTCCAAGGAGTATTCACCAGCATCTACGGTTGCGTCAGTTGCATCCCATGATCCGGGTAGTGATTGAGTGGCTGCGGCAGTAGACCACTTAACCATGTTGGGCTTATTTACACTTGAGCTTGTTACGTTGAGCGCAATTAGAAAAGATCGAAATGCCCTCAATGAGAAGCATTCTGTACTGGGAGGCCATGCAGTCAAGTCTGCCATGTTAGTGCTTGTAGAAGGTAATCCATTGGCTCCTAACGCCCAGAATTGTGGATCATCATAACCATTAGCCATAATCAGGATTCCGCCAAGAACAGTAGATGTCCAGTTCTCTGCGGCGGTTGCTTCATAGGCTCCACCTGAAATATTTGTCCACGCTGAACCATTCCAGACGTATATTGTCGTAAGTCCACCAACTATCCAATAACTGGCAGTCCCGGCCTCCAAGTTAGTTATATAATATGGATCTACCGGACAGGACTCCATAACCTCTAGATAACCCGGAGACTTCTGTATTGCTCCATGTTCTGCTCTTACATTATTCCCCTCAGACCAGACATTAGGCGGCAGTTGCCAAGGATTTATATCCTTAACAATTCCTATTTCACCTACATTATCTATAGGAATTAATGCCATTAGGACATATCCTTTATTTCACCGTTCATATTTAAATCCTTTACCGTAGAATATTATTTAAAGGGTGGTCCCAAACACCACATAGATGCTGAGTATTTTATCCCTTTTTCTATAGCAGTGCTTCTGTGGAAGATATAAGATGGAAATATAATTACATCTCCCTCTTCCATTTCTGGACGCAGAATTTCGTTTTCCTTGTCCTGCTCTTGCAGAGCCAATTCTAAATCACCACCGACATACCCATTAGACAAACAAGCAACTAAAGATACCTTTCTTATCTTTCCTTTATAGTTCCCATCATCTGTATAGGAAGCAAAATGATCTGATGCGCCATCCCTATGCCAAGAATAATGTTGGTTCTTCCTATACTTAGCTATCTGAATCTCCTCAAACCAATCTAAATCATATTTCCATCCGCTCTGTTCGTTTGCACTACTAACAAGCGGAGTAAAAACATCATACAGAAAAGGATCGCTAGAAAATGTTACACCTACATCCCGTATTTTTACATCCTTTTGTTTATTAGGAGAATAAAAACTTTTCGTTGTAGCGTCCGTATAGCCAGATTTTTTAGCTATACTCTTTATCTTATTCCTATTTTTTTCGGATAATTCATTACGAAAAATCCAATAAGGATGCCTGATTTCCAACTAGTATATCCTAATAGTTTTACTTAGGATACTTCGCTTTTATTTCAGCAACTTTAGCTTGCCATGCTTCTAAACCATTCTCTGTTATAAACTCAATTTGGTCTACAGGTGATCCATAAACTGAACGTCTAGCTTCAACACCAAATAATGGTTCGTATACCCAAGTCCGTTTCCATTCCCCATCAATAAATTCTGGTGTTACTTCAACAGAGGAATGCGCCTCTGGTGGATTCGGTCTAACATCTACGATGTCATCGGAATTAACCTCTTCCACATCTTTTAAAACTAGATCCCATGTTTCAACCTTCTTCCCATCTACAACAGAAACTTCCCCTTGAACAACATTATAACCTTTTTTAATCGGTATAGGAGTTTCCGCAACTTCTTCTACACCATAATCTACCCTTACATATTCCTTTAAAAGGGCATTTCTGGGAAAAGAGGTACTAGGATTATCATCCCTTAAATGTTTTTCCGTATATGGGAAGACACTACCTTTTATATATTTCATATTATACCCCTAAAATTGAATTGCGCCTGTACCGGCAGTAAATTTGTACACTTTATACCCAGAGCGATCTGTATTGGGGGATGTATTTCCCGTCGAACCGTTTACAGTAAGTTCAGAAGCTACAGATGAAAGATTAGCATAAACACTTGAGTATGCAATGATAACAACACCAGTACCACCAGCACCGCCAGATCCAGATCCTACTCCAATGTGCCCACTACCCCCACCTCCACCACCGCCAGTATTAGCCGATCCAGAGGGGGCTGTAGCTTCAGAACTGGGTAAACCACCATCTCCTCCTCCGCCAGCACCGCCAGAACCGGGGGTACCACCAGTAAGAGATGCGCCACCGCCACCCCCGGCGTATGTTACAGAAGAACCGGTGATAGAAATAGCCGTTCCAGTACCGCCATCTCCAATGGCTGATGCGCCAGTACCGCCAGCACCGCCTCCACCCCCACCTGATTGACTAGCACCAGATCCACCATTATTACCTTGAGAGGGAGATGTAGAAGGAGTATTACCAGAACATCCTGATCCGCTTCCTCCCTTTCCTCCTCCAGAACCACCGGTAGCACAAGCAGCGGCACCATCTGAACCACCTCCAACGCCACCTCCAGTTGAGGTTATAGAAGAAAAAACAGAATTACTCCCAGATGATGCTGGTCCTGTACCTCCAGTACCAATGGTAACAGTTATATTTGTCTCAGCAGCAACAGTAAAACCAGTATCGGCTCTATAACCACCAGCACCACCGCCACCTCCTCCGTTTAGTCCGCCGCCACCGCCGCCGGCAATTACAAGATATTCAACTTCGTCTGTCGGGTCTAAAAGGCCACCACCCATTAATACAGCTTTTTCTGTTCCTAAAGGCATAACCCCCCCTAACTAAAGTTTAGACCGCCAGTAAACCCATACCACTGAGTTCCACCATTTATTGTAACAAATGTTAGTATATCAATACCAGAACTTGTCAGGGATGGCGCACTGCCACCAGCCCAATCAACAGCATTACCACCACCTCCATGTGCTCCAGATAACCAAGTTACGGTAGCAGTTCCACCATTAGTTACAACAAGAGTTAGAGCCGCAGATTGTGAAGCAAGTGCATTAGTAATGCCAAAGTTAAAAGTATTTGCTGTGAATGTTGCAGAATGCACATTTCCATCTTCTAGGTCAGCATTTGTTCCAGAAGTCACACTTCCGATAGCATTTATTGTTTCGGAATAATCCTTCATTTGCGCCCTTGTTACAAGCTCATCAGCACAAACCAGAGTTCCGGTCATCGTGCCGCCAGCAAGAGGCAACGCAGCAATATCCGATAAAACCTCAGACGCGCTTCTTCCTTCTACTGAAGTAGTGGCTATCCTCAAGAAGTCGTTATCAGCAACACTGGCAGCAAACTGTGCCACATCGTATTGCGAGATTCCCTGAGCAACAGAAAGTTCAGTACTTTGTATTTCCAAACCACCGTTAGACATTAAGTCAGTACTGAATGTGGTGGTTGATAGATCAAGACCATCCCCTGCTGTATATGTGGTATTAGTATCTGGAGGAACTTGCCATGAACTAGAGTTATCACCATCTACTCTTAAAAATTTAGTCGTACCAGTTTCACTAGTAGATAATATTGCGGTTCCTTCTGGTGTTCCCGTTGCAAGACTAGTAACCCCATCCAACAGGTTAAGCTCCGTTGCTGTAGTTGTAACTGCTGCCGCACCTAATGTGGTAAACTGGCCCTGTAATACAGACTTTATAAGCCTGAGATGATTATCTCCCTGAGATACTGCGTCACTAGCAGTTGGAAGAGTATCGTCTAATTGACTAATAAATGATGCTGATTCTACGCCCATGATTTTTTACTCCTTTAATAATACCCGCCAGTGTTCATAACTCTCATGGCAGAACCAGAATGGCGGTCTTTATTGTCCTGCTCTTGTAAATTGGTAACTGCTTCCTGATAAGCTGCAGCCCATAACTGAACCCTAGCATCGTTCATCAAAAACGGTTCAGCCTCCATTAACGCCCCATACAGATATATATCTGGATTGTCTGTAAGCATAGCTTCCGTAGTATTTCCAGTACCTAGAGCCTCAATCTTTTTATAAAACATCATAGAATAAGTATATGCCCCAGCCGGAGATGGACCTAATTTAATACTTGGTATAGGGGTTCCTGAACTATTATTAGAGAATATTGTATAAGCCTGTGGTATGCCAAGTTGGCTACCAGCCCACATCCTATTCATATTTTCCGGCGTTATATAAGATAGTGGAGTTATCGGGTCAGTCGTTAAAGCAAAATCTAGCATCTGCAAGTAACCAGAGGGAAGGGCATAATCTCTAGTTCCGGCGACAAGCGTACTTGCGCCACCTAAAGTAGTCGTATCTACATTCACCATTAACTGAAGACGTAACACCCTATTCATTCTAGCTTCTGTTAAATCTATAAACTCAGGTATTCTGGCGGTTAAATCCCCACGATCCAGCCAGTTAGCTACGGCTGTCTGAAGTTCTGCATAAGTTCCAATAGCCATTATCTAGTCATCTCCGTAACGTATACCGTACCGGCAGCACTTACTTGCAATGCAGCAACCTTTCCACCCGGAACTATTCTCCAATAAGTAGGCCAATCTTTTTCTTGGTATCCCTCACCAACCGGATTAAACTGCTTCCAAGTATTGGTTTGTGCGGCCCATGTACCAGTAATAGCACTCCAAGCGACATTCTCCACTTCCCCGCCAAATGCTACAAACGCATCTTCCGTTGCGTTTATCATCACAACATCAATACCAGAACCTACACCATCTGCCATTTCTGTTGACGTCTCAGATGTGGTTATAGATTGCGTTTTATCCGCAAGTCTATAAAGACCGGGGTCTTGAATTCTGGTTAGCACTATCTTGTAAGTTCTGTTATGTAGACTACGGAATCACTACTACCCGCTCGTAATCCAGCAATCCTGTCTCCGGGGCTAACACGAATATAATGAGGCCAGTCTTTAATGAAGTATCCACCTGATCCAGATGTTGCATCCTCCCCATGTTTGGTAATCTTTATGAACACGGGTTCACTAGCATTAATTATAATGGCGTAACATTCTGAGGTGAGAGCATCACTAGATACAACTGAAGTTGCAAGTGCTGTGAACGTATAGTTCCTATCATTTAGTCTGTATAAATCCATCTTTATTTCCTCTACAGTTTTGTGGGGGCTGTCTTAAAGTATTTATTATCTGGATCATTAAGATACTTAGCCAGCAGTTTTGGGTCTTTATCTATCGCCCCGTTAGTTTCATTCTTCCATTGTTCATATACATTAAAAGGTATGGAAGCAACCTTATGCCATTCACCCCGTTTACCAAGAGACAAATGATCTCCATAAGCGTTATATTCAACCTTGTTCTGTTCTAAGATTGACTCTACGTCTTGATGGGTCGTGATAGTAACCGTATTATCCGGCTCATCGATCCATTCCGTATACCTATAAGGCATAACATCTAGTAATTTTCTATTAGCCAACTAAAAACCCCCTACCACCTATTTTCCCACGCGGATTATCCGAAAAATCGGAAAGGTGTTCCTTCGTTGTTTTTCTAAGAACATCTTTTTGTTTGGGGGCTTTTTCTTTTTTGCCCTCAAACTTCTTTATTAAATCTTTAAGTTCGTCTCTCGGAACCATAATGTAAATACCCACTTTTCTCCTTCGTGAGGCGGCATTCCCTGATGAAGAGATAAATCATGCGGTTGCATATCTTTATCC